TTGCCGATGGCGCTCCCGATTTCATTGTCGGCGATGAGTTCGACGTGACTGTCGTCAATCAGGAATATGTCGCCTGGACGCCGGGAGATACGCCAGCGGCCATCGCCGGCTATGGCGCAACGACGGGCGCGAGCACGACGGCGGAGATAGCTATTATCAATGCGGCCGCGACGGTGCGTTTGAGCGACATCACGTTCGGCGGTTCGCCGACGGCGGCACAGATCGCGGCGGCTATCGCTACGTTCAACACGTCTCTCGTCAAGTTCCGCTGATCTACTGACCATCTAAAGCGCGGAGCCTTCACGGGCGTCGTTTTCGTTTCAACCACCACAAAGGGCTGTCCATTCGGGCGGCCCTTTTTCGTTCCGCCAGGCGTCGCCGCCAAGGAACATGAAGGAAAACATCAATGTCCATCCTAGACGTCTTCCTGGGCGACGCCTTTTCGTTTCGCTCTCTGACTGATGCCATCGATCGGCAGGAATTCACACCAAGCTTCCTCGGAACCATCCCGGGTCTTTTTGAAAAAAAGTCCATCCGCACGGAAGGCGTGTGGCTTGAGGAGCGAGACCTCGGGCAGAGAATTATCCAAACCTCTCCGCGTGGCGCACCGCCCACAACCGAGGGCGGCGACAAGCGAAAAGTTCGCGGCTTCAAAACATTTCGCCTTTTCGAGGCGTCGACGGTTTGGGCGCACGAATTGCAGGGGATTCGAGAATTCGGGCAAGAGGCGGCGGTCAAAGACCTGTCGATCGAGATCACTCGCCGCCAAATGAAAATCAATAAGAACTTCGAACTCACCGAAGAGAACATGCGCCTCGGCGCCGTTCAGGGCATTGTCGTCGATGCTGACGGGAGCGTCCTATACGATTGGTGGGATGAGTTCAGCCAGACGCCTGGAGCCGAGATTGTATTTAATTTTAGCTCTTCCGCGACCGAGGGAGCTATCATCGCCCAATCCAATACGATCATCCGCGCCATGATCCGATCCTTGAAGGGACTCGGCGGGACAGGTGTCGAGGTCCATGCGCTCTGTGGCGACGCCTTTTGGGACGCCTTCACAACGTCAAAAGAGGTGCGAGACACCTACAAATTCAACGTTGAGGCCCCGCAACTCCGCAGTATTGTTGGCCGCACCTGGAAAACCTACGATTTCGGTGGAATCCTTTGGCACAACTACCGTGGCACGGACGACAATTCCACTGTCGCCGTTCCGACGAACAAGGTGAAGTTTTTCCCGGCTGGCGCGGGAATTTTCCAAGTTGCCTACGCGCCGGCGGAGCGCTTCGAATTTGTCAATACGCCGGGCCAGGGACGATATTCATGGATGGTCGTCGATACTGTTCGTGATTCCTTTGCGTCCGTCGAGGTCTACAGCTACCCGCTGCACGTCTGCACCATGCCGCAGGCGCTGGCGTCCGGCACGATCTAACCGGATGCAACCTTGCCGCCTTCAACGGCTGCACGATGCGGTCGATCGGCAATCAGCCGAGACAATCCGCATCGTGCCGCAAAAGGCGGGCGGCTATGTTTCTGGCGGCGCGGACTCGTCTCGCGCCGTTATCGAGATTGACGCTTATGTCGCGGGAACGCCGTCACTCATTCGGACATCGGGCACCAATGCGAATTCCGGCCACAACCCGGAGATGCGCGGGGCGACACATACCGCGAGATTCACGACGTCGGCTGTCCCCTATCAAATCGTCGCCGGCGATCTCGTGACGCTGCTCGACGAAGACGGGACGCCATCGTTGCGGGTTTCCGCCGTCATGCCGTTCGGCTTCGACCGGACGACGCTTTTGCTCGTAAAATTGGCGTGATCCGATGAGCCTCGCCGCATTCGCAATCCGCGTCGCGACTGTGCGCGCGCTCCAAGCGGCGCTGCCGTCAAACTTCGTGGTTATAGATTCTCCGGTCGATCCCTTCGCGCAGCTAGAAAACAACCCTTCGACGCCTATTGCCACGGTCTACACCGGCGGCCTCAAGACGACGCACGAAGGTCGGGAAATATTCGGCGGCGATCCGAGCCTTGACCTCCGAATCCAGCTTTTCCTGCCGGAGACGACGACACTCGCCGGCTTGGCGCTCGATACGCGCGGTCGCGGAGCCGAGGCGACGCTAGATATGCTTTACTTCATCATTTCCCGCGCGTTCGCGACGGGGACTGAGCCTTGGGCCGCGTTGTGGGGCGAGTTTGTCCTAACGACGCCGGAGATTATCTGCTCGTCATATGATATTGAGACGATGAACCATGTCCGCGCGGCGGCGCGCGAAATTCAGTTCAAGTGCGATATCGTCCAAGAGCCGATACCCGGCGCGGTCCCTGCCGGCGTATGGGCTGATCTCATCGCGCTGATCGGAGCTGATACGCAAACAGATGGCCTCGCATCTCTTGCCGCTTGGCTGACAACAGAACTCGAAGCGCCCGGCGCGCTATCGCAAGCCGAGCGTGATCGCATCTTCCTAGGGCTGTCGCTGTTCGAATTCTCGCAGATCGGAATGGGGCCGATAGCCTCGACGGGCTCCGGGACGGCTCCTGTCATGTCGCAGGGCACGCTCGACGACACAGATATCAGCAGCCCAGATCCGGACGCCTCGACGACGCTGACGGCACCCTGATGCAAGAGTTTATTGACGCGATTGCCGAGATGACATCGGCGATCACCAAGATTCATGATCGCCTAGCGGCAATGGAAGGCTACCACGAGCGCAACCATCGGCCGGGCCCGGTTACGGACGTTGATGCAAAGAAGCATGCCATCCGCCTTCAGGTCGGCGTCGACGAGAACGGGCAGCCCGTCAAAAGCCCATGGCAACCCTATTCGCAGATTGCCGGCAATCGGAAACATCACTCCGTCCCGTCTGTCGGCCAACAAGGAATGCTGCACTCGCCGAACGGCGATTTCGAGCAGGCGTATTTCTTGCCGCTCACTTGGTCGACACAAATCCCGTCGCCGTCGAATGATCCGGACAAGGACGTCGATCAGCGCACGGACCCTAATAATCCGGCGAAGCGCTCGGTTTGGTGGCAAAAGGCTGGCGACGTTCAACAGCAGGTCGTCAAATCAAGCTGGCATGTGACATCGGGGAATGCTCATCACCGGGTTGGCGACAGCCGCGACGGAACGGACTCGCTGCAACAAGAAACCAGTCCGCAGCAGCAAAAGGCCAGCGATACGGTCCACTATCATGATATTGATACGGCTGGCGGCAACGGCATTACGCATAGCGTAAACAACGATAAGCATAAAGTATCCCTCCACCCAACCAAGGGATTCCAATTCGGCGTCAACTTTGAGCAAACGCAACAAAGCACGCCGGGGCCAGGGACAGACACATCTAGCACGCATAAAACAGTATATGATTTTGTAAAAGGTATTTTGCACTCCGTTATGGGCGGAGATCATACGATTTCCGTCGATCCGGCGACCGGCATAACGCATACGACTCTAAAGAGTATAGTTCACAACGCAATACAGAATATAAGCCATACTGCTGGGCAGGCTATAAGCCGTTCGGCTGGAACAAGCATTACAGACACCGCTACGCAGATTGGGCATGATGGCAATACAAACGTTCAGGGCACGCTGGGCGTATCGCAACTTTTAAGCCTTGCCGGCGGCCTTTCGAGCGGAGCGCTTGAGGTCGCGAAGGACGCGGATGGCGGCCTCACGCACGCGACGATGGGATTTAGGACGACTGGCGACGCCTTGTTTGATGGCGCAGTCAACGCGACGACTGGCGGAGGTGCGAGCACGGGAATCGCGGCCGGCGCGATGCAAGATGGCGCGGCGGCGGAGAATGTGGGGACCCTTGGCGGCGTCCTAGCAGGGACGCTCCCGAATCCAAGTTTCGCGTCGCAGACCATGAATTTTGTTTGCGCCGCGCCGAATGGATCGAACGGAGCCGCGACGTTCCGGGCGCTCGTCGCGGCTGACGTTACCGGCCTCGCGCCTTCGGCAACGACCGACGCGACGAACGCGGCCAATATCACGAGCGGCGTGTTGCCGCTGGCCAGACTGGCCGGGTTTGGTGCCCTCGTCAGCTACGCCAACGATGCTGCGGCGGCTGCCGGGGCCGTCGCGGTCGGTGGCCTCTATAGAAACGGCTCAATCCTCATGACTCGCGTAGTCTAAGGCGGTCGGCATGGCGAACTCGACCGGAATAGACAGGGAAAGCGGGAAATCACTTTCAGACTGGCCGCATGTCGTCCAATCGATCCATCTGATCTTCTCGACGCACATCGGCTCGCGCGTCATGCGCCGGCTGTTCGGTTCGGCCGTTCCGGGGCTTCTCGGGAAAAACCTCGTCCCCGTCACGATGTCCCGCTTCTTTACGGCGATCATTTTGGCCATCGAGTTATGGGAGCCGCGCTTTCGCGTGACGCAGATCGTCTATCCGCAGCCGCAAAACAGTCCCGACACGCTGCGCGTCGGAAAGATCGAATTCAGCATCGTCGGGGTGTAT